TTACGAATTCTTTCTCAGATTTTCCATGATATCGACCGTTTCATTTCTCATCTTATCTGTCACATGCGAGTAAGTATCCATCGTAATTGAAATTCTGCTGTGGCCCAATCGTTCAGAGATTTCTTTCATTTTTGCGCCATTTTCGAGAAGAAGTGTAGCATGAGTATGTCTGAGAGAATGGAAGTTAAAAGAGAGGGAGAGTGCATTCGATATCCTCCTAGTATTCCATTTCACTACACTTGGCGTAACTAGCTCACCGTCTTCCTTCGTACATACTGCATTTGAATCAATGTAGAGCTTTCCATACTTCATTCGATTTTCTAATTGTTGTTTCTTATGTTTTTTCAGAATTGCTAGCAAGGTTTGTCCAATAAAAATCGTTCGATTGGAACTGCTTGTCTTTGGTGTACCATATACCCATGCGCCACCATTCTTTACCATTTGTTTATCTACAGTAATTGTTCCATTTGAAAAATCGACATTATCCCACGTCAGACCACAAACTTCGCCAACGCGCATTCCCGTATAAAATCCAATATTCAAAGGAATATAGAAAGGATGTCCTTCAGGAGTGATTTCTAGCATATGATCAAAGTCCTCAAGAGAAATGATTTTTAGATCTTTTTTAGTCGTTGGTCGTTCTTTGTATTTTGGTATCTTTACATACAGCATAGGATTTTGCTTGATTAACCCCCAAGGATAAACCGCCATATTCAGCGCATTCTTAAGGACAGAGTGAGTAATAGTCATTGTTTTCTTCGAGTAACCCTTTTTAAATTCAGCATTGATGAAATTTTGTAAAAGAGCAGGGGAGAGATCCGTAAGTTTTTTCTTTCCTAAATAACCGTTTATATGATTTTTGATGGTAAATCGGTAGTTTTCATAGGTATTGTATTTTAGATTTAGTTTAACGTATTCCTCCATCCAAAAATCAAGGTATTGTTTTACTCGAGTATCCGTACCTAAAAAGTATTGTCCTGTTTCGTCAATATCTGATAAAACTTTTCGTAAAGCAGCTTCGGCCTCTGGTCGGGTGTCTCCGCCAACTTTCTCCACTTTTTTTCTTGAGCCATCATCATTGATATCTTCAAAATAATAATACCAACGTTTTCCACGTTTTCTCACACCGCCACGCATGTTATCAATCCTTTCGTAGATGATTTGTAATAGTAAGAAATTTTATAATATTTATTTTTAATCTGATAGGGGATAGAGCAAAAATCGTATTCATAAATAAAACATACGAACTTATGTTCTTTGGTGCTTAAAAAGAAAAGCCCGAAGGCTGTTCTTTTGATCTATTAGTTTAAAGAAATATCAACTGTTTCATCATTCCAAATAGACGTAGCATATTGAAGCTTTAACTTGGCATTTGTATCAGCTTGGCCAACCAAATCACCAGTAACTGAAGCACCATCATCCAAATCGCCACTATTTAATTGGTTAATATTATCTAATGTAGTGATTTCATCCATATCAGTGGCATTACCATCTGCATTTAGCTTGAAGTCATAAGGGTTATAGGACTGCTTTTTACCAGAATTATTAGTAATTGTAATGTTTGCGATAACATATTGTTTTCCATCATCAGGAGTATCGAACTCACTACCGCTACTGTATTGCACATTATTAACTTTAATTTCATAGCCCTCGTAGCTCACAGTATCTCCAACAGCAAAGTCCTGGTTCAAAGGATCACTAGAACTCTGTGTATCTTTCTCAGCAGAATCGTTGCTACTTACTTTTTCTGTTTTAGCAGAAGTAGTTTCTTTTTTATCATCGCCACCGCCTAGCGCACCACCAACGATGAACACAACGATTACCACTAGAATCCAAAACCAAACTCTCTTATAGAATGGTTTTTTCTCTTTCATAACATATGTTTTACCATCTTCTCCTGTAACCTTTTTCTTTGCCATTATTTCTCCTCCAAAAAAATATATTTACTCCCACTTAATGGCAGGTAGTGATAGCCGCCAATTAAATTAAAAATCTATACATGCTTTCAGGAAGTCCGTACAAATTTGTTAATTCCTCAACTTTTCTAGGGTATTGATCGTTGTCTTCTTTATAAAGAGAAACAATGAGATTAGCAGCAAAGCAATTCGCTTCGCTTTCTGATTTGCTTCTAGAATTTCTTGTAGAGACGTAATAACTTGATAATCCTTTGTGGAAAATGGCATGACCAAGCTCATGGGCGCAAATATAAAAACGCTCTTCTGATTCTTTCAATTCGTGGCTTAAGAGAATGACGGATCTCCCTAATAACTCTTGAAATTGTCCTTTCGGGTTATTCATAAATGGCACGTACTTAATTTGAATGTCCATTTGTTCGCAAATGATAAAAGGATTAGCAGAATTATATTTCTGCTTTAATTTACCAGCTAGATTTATTACGTCTCTCTCCATAAAAATCACTTCTCTTTGCTTTTATCTTCTTTTCTAAATTCCCAGAACAAACCAGTTAAAATATCTTTAACACGCTGTCTCTCTTCATCTGTTAAAGTTTCACCGCCATAAGCCATATCTACATTTGATTCAAGTAGTTTATCCAGTTCAATCAAATCTTCCTCATTTGCCCATTTCGGAATTGTATTTACATTAACTGGTGAATTCTCTTCAAAATATGATATTGAAACGCCGAGAGCAGTAGATAATTTTTTTAAGGTTTCAAGCGTTGGATCTTTCCGTTCGCCTTTTTCAAATCTTGATATTTGAGAAGCACTCACTCCAGATTTTAAAGCCAACTGGTTAACGCCTAAGCCTCTAGAGGTTCTCAATTTTTTTAGTTTTTCTCCAAACTCCACGATAAAACCCCTTTCTTAATATATGATATAGCCTATAGGCAATAAAATCAAAAAAAATTGCATTTTGGCAATAAAAAGTGTTGCCAAAAGACAAATTTAGTATTATAGTATTGTCATAAGGCAACGGAGGTGTATTAAATGAAAACTTTGCTTAAGCAAGAAAAGCTCTACTCCTTGATGCAATCAAAAGGAGATGATCCATATTCACTTGCTAAAAGAATGAATGTTGCTCCGTCAACAGTTTATAGAATTTTAAACGGAGATCGCGGAATCGGTGGTGAACTAATTCCGAAATTGCTTAAAGCTTTTGATTTATCTGAAAAAGATTTTGATAAGCTTTTTATTTTTAGTGAAGTATTGCCAAAAAACAACAGACAGGAGATTGCCAAATGACACGACAAGAAAAAATAAAAAATCTGCTAAAACTCTCAATACAACCTAAAGTTGAAAACCCAACAATTTCACCAAATTATGAAATTAAATTAAATGATTGGACATTAGGACGTGGAGTAACAAATATTGAACTATTTATGCCAGCATCAGGCAAGCCAAAACTAAAAATCGAATGTTTTATAGATGAAGTTGATATAAAAGATGTTTTGGTAGGACCAGAAATTCTCCCTTTGAGTAAATACTTCAAAAATTCAAAAGGAGAATAACCAAAAATTATTTATTAATTACAATTGGAACAAGCTCACTATAATAACTTTCTGTTTCTAAAATATTGTCGGGATATTTTAAATGAAGAGAGTTCACAGTATCGATTACATCTTTTTGATTGAAACCTTCTAAATAGTGGGTACTTGTCCCTTTAGGAGCTATTTCAACGATTTCGATTATCTTTTTAACGATAGATTCTTTATAAGCCATAATCTCACCACCTTCCATAGTGAGATTATATCAAATAAATAAGGAGATGATTTTAATGACACGCCAAGAAAAAATAAACATCGTACTTGATGCTAGACCTAGACTAGTCCACATCATCAAATGTGCAAATGATGATCAACTCGATCGTCTAGTTGAAGAAGTTCAAAAAGAGCTTGAACGTGAACTAGATGAAGCAGCTTTCGTTTGATTCTTTAAATTAATAGTATAAAAAAATTGCTCGTATTGATATACGGGCGAATAAGAATATGAGGTGTTTAAACTGTTAAAAAAATCAAGTGTTATTCGAGAATCGTTAGTCGAAGTAATTAATAAGAGTGGTGAGACCAAAAAGGAAATAGCAAGACAAATCAACGTCTCTCAACAGTCATTAAGCGATTGGACAACATTGCTTAATACGAAGCCCGTGACGTTGGAAAATGCTCAGGCGTTAACGGATCATTTTAGAGATTCAGATTTCACTCTTCAAGTGATTCATGAGTTTTTCGGTCTATTCAAATCAATTGATGGTGATGTTTATAGAAGAGATCCATCTTCATTAGACAAGTTGCAAATGATTGAATCAGATGAGCGGAAACAGAAGAAGCAAGAAGTAGAAAAAATTCTTCTTAAACAAGTAAATTACTTAACTGTTGATGATCGTCAACAAATCATTGCATATGCTTATGAATTTTTAGATGAGATTATGGTGGAAGTGACATTAATAAGTGTGTTGTGCGAAATACTTGGAATCGATATTCGCAAGCTTAGTGAGGAACGGCTGTCGTACTGGGTAGCACAAGGATATATGAAAGGATGATGGAAATGGAAACATTGGAAAATATTTTTCCAAAAAAAGTTGTCTTGAAGCGCAACAATAAAAGAAACATTGAAAAATTAACATACTCAGTTACTGAAGCGGCATTAGCTATAACAACAAATCCTCAAAATGTTAAAGATTTGATTGAGATGGGATACATCGGTTTTTTGAAACTCGGTGAAATTAGAATTCCTAAAACTGAAGTCGCTCGATTTTTAGAGAATCATATGAATGAAGATCTTGCTAGCGAAATTGCTAAATATAGAGAGGAGAGAAAGAAATGAAAACTGTATTTAAAATGACTGTCAAGAGCGCTTTGCTTATGAGTCTAGTAGCAATCGTACTGGCAAGTATTAATCCAGCATATGCACTTATTTATTGGGGAACCTTAGTAACGGTTACTGCTGTAAGAGAAAGTTTCAAAATGCCAACACAAAAAAGACCGACCAGCGACGGCAATCGCTAATCGGCAACATATCAAAATAACTTAACTGTATTTTAGCACGAAAGGAAGGCTAAAACAATGAATGATTTTGGACAAGCATTAGATCAGTATTTAACTACTCCTGAATGGGGCACGCCACATAAAGAGGAGGAAGACGATGAGTAAATCTACCTTAGAAATGAGCCATCAAGAATGGCTTGAAGATCGTCAAAAAGGTATTGGCGGCTCTGATGTTGGAACGATTTTAGGGTTGAACAAATGGAAATCACCTTATCAATTATGGCTTGAAAAAACAGGACAAGTTGTACTTGAAGAAACAGCAAGCGAGCCAGCTTATTGGGGCAATATCTTAGAAGAAGTAGTTGCTAAAGAGTTTCAAGAACGTACAGGTAAAAAGGTTCGCAGAAGAAACCAAGTCTTTGAACATCCATTGCATCCGTTTCTAAGAGCGAATATTGATCGTGATGTAGTGGGAGAAAATGCCATTCTGGAATGCAAAACAGCCAATCAATTTCTCGGCAAAGAGTGGGAAGGTGAAGAAGTACCACTCAGTTATCTCTGCCAAGTTCAACATTACATGAACGTTTTAAACAAAGACTATTGTTATATCGCTGTTTTGATTGGTGGACAAAAATTCATTTGGAAGCGAATCGCGAGAGATCAAGAATTGATCGATACAATTACAGAACGCTTGGTTGAATTTTGGGAAACAAATGTAGTTGAAGGTATCGAGCCTGTAATTGACGGAAGTGAAGCGACTGCTGACTTCTTAAAAGAAAAATATGCAGATGTAGAAGAAAATCAAACAGCTCTACCATCGCGTTTTGATGAACTTATCGAGCAAAAAAGAGAACTTAAGCGGATGAAAAAAGAAATTGAATCATCTATTCGTCAAGTAGACAACGAGATCATCAGTGAGCTAGGTAAACGTGAAGCCAGTATCGGTATCACTCAAAAAAACATCATCAGTTGGAAACTTGTCCGTACGAGACGTATGAACTCGAAGAAACTAGCAGAGAAATATCCAGATGTCGCAAATGATGAAGAGATTTATAACGTTACTGAATCAAGAAGGCTAACCGAAAAGGAGATCAAATAATATGGCAACAAATGAATCGTTAAAAAACCAATTGGCAGAAAAGCCACAGAAACAAGTTGCACCAGGACAGTTAGGGCTTAAAGCTCTAATGAATACACCAACAATGAGAAAGAAATTTGAAGAAGTACTTCATGACAATGCTAATGCTTTTATGTCGAATGTTATGACTCTTGTATCTAATGACAGTTATCTTGCAGATAGTGAACCGATGTCTATCATGAGCGGCGCGTTAACTGCTGCAACATTAAATCTTGGACTAGATAAGAATCTTGGCTATGCCTATCTCGTTCCATTTAATAGCAAAAACAAGCAAACAGGAAAATGGGAAAAGAAAGCTCAATTTATGCTTGGCTATAAAGGATATATCCAATTAGCCCAACGATCAGGTAAATACAAAGCATTAAATGTGATTGAAGTTTATGAAGGAGAACTAAAAAGCTGGAACCGACTGACAGAAGAGTTCGAGTTTGATCCAAATGGTAGAACATCTGATGAAGTCATTGGATATGTTGGCTATTTTGAATTACTGAATGGATTCAAGAAAACTGTCTATTGGACCAAACAAGAAATTGAAGCTCATCGAATTGCTAACAATAAAGATCGAGATAAGACAAAGTTAAGTGGTGTGTGGGCATCTGATTACAATGCAATGGCACGAAAAACTGTTTTGAGAAATCTTCTTTCTAAATGGGGGATCTTATCCATTGAAATGCAAGAAGCTACCACATCGGATGAGAGAGTCCAAAGAGTTCAAGAAGATGGCAGCATTATTGCTGAAACAGAAGTTGAGGAAGATATTCCTGAAAGAAAAGAAGCAGAGGTTATTTCTGAAGAAAACGAAGATGTACAAACTGGATTATTTGATGCATCTAATCCGCCGTTAAACAAATAATGAGGGAGTTTTCTCCCTCAAATTACTAGAACGAAAGGAGGGACTCAATTGGATTACATCGGACAGCTTAATGCTTTCGACAATTGGCTTGAATATAACGAGCTTGGCGCTGGTCCCCAACTGCTTTGGTATAAGCTAATGGCTATAGCAAACAAAAGTGGATGGCAGAGCGAATTATCGATTGCCAATACAAGGCTACAAGCAATGACTAAAACGTCTGAAAAAACATTGATTAATAATCGTAATCAATTGATCCAAAACGGACTCCTTCAATATAAAAAGAGAGGTCGTACAAAAGCTGGAGTTTATATTCTTTCTGATCTAACTGGAAATTTTACAGTAAAAACTACAGTAGATAATACGGTAGAAAACTCCGCTACTGGAAATATTCCAGTAGATAGTAAAGTAAATCCGAAAGTAAATAGGGAAGTAAATCCTTCAGTAGATTCTACAGTAATTCCTTCAGCTTATATAAACAATACAAAACAAAACAAGACAAATAAAGAAGATGATATAGGCGTGTATGAGTTCATCCAAAAAAACTGGGGGAAAGCACCTACTGGACTTTTGCAAGGAGCATTAGGACCGATGATTAAAACTTGGGGAGCAGATATGATTCTCTTTGCTTTTAAATTAGCTTTCGAAAACAACGTTGAGATGCCAGGATTGAAAAAATATGTTGAAGCGATATTAAATTCATGGAGTAATCAAGGAATTAAGACAATAGAATTAGCAGAAAAAGCCCAAGAAGATTTTAAGAACAAGAAAAAACAAAACTATCTTCCTAAACGTCAAAACAATATACGGCGTGAAAAGTTACCTGATTGGATCAACAAACCTCAAGAAGAAAAGACGCTAGACCCTGATAAAAAAGCAGAATTAGAAGCCCGCTTTGCTGCTTATCAGGCTAAGAAGGAGGTGCTTCTTGAGAACGAATAAATATCGTAATCGAAAAACTATCCATCGAGGTATCAAGTTCGATTCTATCGCAGAAGCAGAGTACTACGATTTAGCCTTGTGGCAAGCTGAAGCGAACGGCTGGAAAGTAAAACTTCAGGAACGATTTGAGCTGATGCCGAAATTTGAACTAGACGGAAAGAAGTATCGCAAGATCGAGTATATTCCTGACTTCACATTTTATAAAAACGGCAAACTTGTCAAAGTCGTAGATGTCAAAGGAATGCAGACAAAAGACTTTAAGATCAAGGCAAAGTTGTTCTGTCATCAATATCAAGTGCCGTTGATTTTAGCTAAAAAATATCGGAATACGTTCAAGGAAGAGCGTTTTTAACGAGGTGGTCCATCATGACAACAGAAGAAGTGATTCAAATGCGTATTCGAAGCATTCAACGTGAAATTGACGATCTGGAACGAACAAAGGCAGTGATGGTCAATGAAACGGCGAGGAAGGCAATCGATTTGCACATAGAGAATTTAAGAAGGGAAATCCATCGATTGGAGGAATGAGCGTGGATAAGAAATCAGCAATGAAACGAATCATCGAATTGACTTATTCAGAAGATTGGCAAAATGACAAAGAAGCTGCTTCAGAAGTGATGAGGCTCGGTAAATCAATGTGGGCTGAAAAGTCTAAACGGAAAACGCCGAGAAAAATTGCAATCTGGCATGGTGATCGAATTCTAGTAACAGGTACTGCTGAACAGTTATCTGAAATTACTGGTCTGAGCAAAAACATCATCTGGGATAGAGCGAAGAATATGGATATTGATTCAAAAGGACGACAGTTTAGGTATGTGGAGGAGAAATAATGAACGAACTAATCACAAAAGTAGAGAAGTGGGCAAAAGATAAGGGATTGGATCATGCGGATCCAAAAGCACAGTTTTTGAAAGTAGCTGAGGAATTCGGGGAAATCGCTTCAGCAATGGCAAGAAGTAATGATGAGTTATTTAAAGATAGCGTAGGAGACGTAATCGTCACTCTAATTATCCTTTCCATGCAAAAAGGGACAAATGTACAAGAGTGTTTAGAAATGGCGTATAACGAAATCAAAGGACGCACAGGGAAGATGGTAGATGGTGTGTTCGTGAAGTCGAGTGATTTAAAACAACTAGACGAACCGAAGAAGCTTATTGTTAAGCCAATTGTGTCAGGTTGGATCGAAAAATCTACGGACCCTTTTACAAAAGCTGAAAAAATAGCGTATTTAATCAAATCTAAAGATGGTGATTCATATTATTTCTGTGATTGGTTTGTACGAGATGGCATAGTGACGCAAGAACAAGGTGAAGAATTACTCACTTGGGCAACGAGACAATCATATGAAACACTATTGAGCCTATACAACGGCTACGAGGTCGAGAAAGAGCCGTTGTACAGAGTTAAAATAGGCGAGGGATATTTCGTTGAGTATCAAGAAAGAGGCGCGTTGATTATCCCTGACGGAAATAAAGAGATTAAGATATTTGATTCGAAATCAGATGCCGAGCGTACTGCTCAGACTATCGGTGGAACAGTTGAAGAGGTGGCAGAAGGATGAGTGAATTGGTAATAATCATTTTAGTCTCTATAATAACTTCTTTTATTATTTCTTTTAGCATGGTGAAATGGCACATAAGGATGTTTAACAAATGGATGGAAAAGTTTTTCGATGAAGAAACAAAACAAATAAAAAACTACTTGTCTAGAGACAAGTAGCACAAAAATTTTTACCAAAGGGAGTCATTTTAACTAAGCCATGGGCAATTTTAGGTTCAGACATTATCATATTTTGATATTGTTGTTTTATCATTTCAGGGATGTCTGTTTTCTGCAAAATACTGTTAACTTGATTATTGTTGTTTTCAATTTCTTTTAAACAATCACTGTATTTTAGAGTATCTTTAAAAATATCATAAACTTTTTTATTATTTTTCCATTCAGAGAAAGTTATTTCAACAAGCCCAAGTCTGTTCAAATTAGCTAGTGAGGAAGCCTGAAGTTTTTGATTTTTTTGATTTTTATTTCCTAAAAAAAGAGGAGATTGATATTCTTTGTTTTTACAAAAAACAAGAGGAGAGCTAAGGAGTATTTTGATGAAAGATCAGCAAATAAAGATATAGCGCAGTTAAAAAAAGCGGAATCACCATCTGCGAAAACATTATCTATAAAATTGGAGGAAGCATAATGAAACTAAAAGACGGATTTTACGCTAGTAGTCACGGCATCGGCGGTTTAATGCTAGATATGCCGACAAAGAACCCTAAAACACGTATGAAACCAAAATTCAAAGTCGGTGACATGGTTCGCTGTGAAGCAGAAGGGTTCATCTATCCATTTCGTGGATATGTAGAACACGTCTATAATCACTCAGCAATCATTCGCATTGAAAACACGATGGAATGTGACAAGTGGTTAGCGAAAAGCAAAGAGAATTTAGCTGTAGCGAGATTGGTGGATATGGAGGTTATAAACAATGGAATTTAAAATCTTTGAAGAGGACACACGCTATGAATTAGAAGAAAAATTAAATGAATTTGCAAAGAATAATGAAATTCAGCATATATCTTTAGCAACTTCTAAGAGAGGTTGTGCAAATTACTATGCAGCTGTTGTGAGCTATGTAAGTCGAGAAGTGTAACTCGGCAAATAAAAAAGCCGGATCGCTCCGACTGATGTAATAAATCCGACAAGTTTATTATATCACAGGAGGCAGCTATGGAGTTAAAAGGAATTGAGTTAAGTGACATCGAAAAAATGCAAGGAGATCATTGTGCAATCATCATTTCAAACGGGCAAATGAAAAGTGTAAAGCTTCCTCCGTTTGGAACAATAGTCATAGAATCCCATTGCAATAAAGTCAAGCAAGTTAAAGAAGAAGTGAAACAATTATTTTAAATATCGTCCTACCAGAAAACTGGCGGACACAAGTTGACAAGAACTTTCTTGTTGATTTGTGTCCGCTTTTTTGTTTGCGAAATTATTGAGGAGGCTATCTATATGAATGATTTAATTCAGGAATACAAGAATGACTTGAAAATGTTGAAAAAGCAATATCAAAAAATCTTAAATAAACGATATCGCACACCTGTCAAAGAACATGGGAGAGTGATACATAAATTAATTGATGATCGTTCTCCTCAAGATATAGCAGATCAAAAAGTAATAGCAGAAGCTATCTCTACTACAGAGTACGCTTTATTCTGGTTAGAAACAGGCAGAGAGAAGCCTTTCGATGATGAGCAAGCCAAGAAGATACCAAAGCATAGAAGAGCCGTTAAACTGGCAGATATAGACGTTATGAGCTATCAAGTTTATTTACAGGAAGTAGAAAAGCCAGCAGAAGAGACGATTTCTCCGAAGAAAAAAGAGATGTTGCTCCAAGTGACGGAGATAGAATCTTTGCTTTCTAATAAAGAACTGACATTATTTCATTTAATTAATAAAGATTTATGTACTTATGGAGAAGCAGCAGAACAAATGAATCTAGCTGTGGGTACTGTTAAATCTATGTCACAGCGAATTAAAAATAAGATCGACAATTATTTTGAATATGGTCATCAAATCAATCTATTTGAAATTTGCTAAAACTTGTAAACCATTCCCACCTATAAGTGAAGACAATTAATAGATTAGACACTCACAAGTTTATTCATTCTTTTATTCTGAATAATTGTTCTTCAAAAATAAAATGTAGGGGAGGAAATCTCCCTCATCGTTTTAAATTAAGCTTCGATAGACAGCAGTGAATAACTAACAAGGATGTGAACTCAACTCCTTCTGAATTCTTCGTATGCTGCTGTCTATTAAATTATTTAAGGAGGGGATTGTATGCATCATTATATTACTAAATATCAAGATGAAAATGGAAAATTGAGAATTGTATCATGGTTACAAATTAATCTATTTAACAAATCTTACTGTTTTTCAAAAAAAGAGCTAGCTGTCCCTAAAGACAACTAGCAGTAATCTTATTTTTTGGTCCATTTGTTTCCTGGCTTAGAAGTTGGAGGAAGTCTGTCTCCTTTATCAATAGTAGCATTATGACCTTTAGGAACATTTCCTCCTTTTGGACCAACTTCTTTGTACTTACCGGCAGGCTTATTATCTTCGCCTGGTTTGAAAAGATTAGTCATGTTATCACCACCTATAATTTATTTCAGCGGACCGCTCGCTGATAAATAAAATTATACGCTTAGTATTTTTTTTACAATACATTTAAAAACACACTTCATATAAATCTATTGTCTCTATTCTTATTGCAATATATTCATTTGAGTAGTAACATGCTAATATAAAATTTGTAGATTGGTTGTGATATTTTTGGATAAGGATTTAAAAAATGCAATTGAAAAAATATCAGATTTTTTTGAGGAATCTGATAAGCAAATTCTTTTATTAAAAGGATTTGACAATGACGCAAAAATACGTGCCTCGTTATTTGCAACAAATGATTATTTTAAAAAATGTATATTACTCGTTAATGTTATGAAAGAAGCACCGAGATTCGTAAATAATGCATTTAGAAGAGAAGAAATACTTCCAAATGCTGTTAATTCAAAAGAAATCTATACAATCGGAAAAATGAAAGTTGGTATTTATAGTTATGCTACTTCATCTAGTAGACAATTTTTTGGAGATAATGAAAGCTGTACTATAGTTTGCCCAGTACAAACTGTTTTAGATGATAAAAAAAGATTTGAAACATTTATGGAAGAAATAAAGAAAATAAAATCAAAAAAAATAATATTAATTACTACAAATGAGTGGAGCATAAAAAACTGGGATATTGAGAGTATGGTAGATGAAGTAATATTTTTCTCAGTAGAAAATGACAATCCTGAATTGATGCAAAATTTAAGAATAAATCAAGCAATTTGACCTCAAGGAGGTCTTTTTTTTATTACATAAATTACAAAACAAATGTTGCAAACAAGCGAGGTGGTGTCACATGTGAAGAAATACGAACTAGCTAAAGATGATTATGAAAAAGGGTTGAAGTATAGAGAAATAGCGGAAAAGTATGGTGTATCCATCAGCACAGTAAAATCGTGGAAGTCACGTTACTGGTCTCAAGAAAAGGTTGCAACCGAGAACGCAACTATTCCGAACAATAAAGGAGCGCCGGAAAGCAACAAGAACGCTGTAACGCATGGTTTGTTTGCTAATTGGCTACCTTCTGAAACGCTTGAAATCATGAATGAGGTTGCAACCTCTAAACCAGAAGATATCCTTTGGAATAATATTATGATTCAATATACGGCAATCATTCGTGCGCAGAAGATTATGTATGTTTATGATAATCAGGATATTTCTAAGGAAGTTTCTGCTCGATCATCTGGTGAATTTAGTGATTCAAAAACATATGCTCTTCAATACGCCTGGGATAAGCAAGCGAACTTCATGAATGCTCAATCGCGGGCAATGGCGACATTGGCCAATCTCATCAAACAGTTCGTGGCTATTGCTGATGAACAGGATGAGAGACGTAAGAAATTAGAATTGATGAGCGCTCAAGTTGATTTAGCCAAAGCACAACTGAAACAGTTAGATGATGGCTATGATCCATCAGAAGAGAAAACAGTAATCATTGATGATATACCGTTAATTGAAAGTGAGGTTGATTCAAATAGCGATGAAAGCCAAGACGAAACCTCGGATTAAACTAACTGGAATGATTAATCCCCACTTCTATAAGATGTGGCACACGCAATGCCCGTATATCCTGATGAAGGGTGGGCGTGGATCGTTTAAGTCATCAGTAATCAGTTTAAAACTAGCTACTGAAATGAAGAAACACACACAAGCAAAGCACAAAGTTAATGTTGTCTGTATGATGAGCCAGCACAAGTATTTACGTGATGCGGTTTATCTTCAAATCAAATGGGCATTGAATATGCTGGGTATCGCGAATGAGTACAGATACCGCATGTCACCTCTAACAATAATCCATAAGCACACAGGCTCAGCATTCTACTTCTACGGTGTTGATGATCCATTAAAGCTTAAATCAAATGCAATTGGCGATGTCATTGCTTTGTGGTATGAAGAAGCTGCAAACTTTGAAAGCGAAGAAGTATTTGACCAGACGAATGCAACCTTTATCCGTCAACGTTCGCAATGGGTAGATCAAGTACAAGTTTACTATTCATGGAATCCACCCAAGAATCCATATGATTGGGTCAATGAATGGGTAGAGAAATGCATACGCCTAGATGATCATTTAGTGGACCACTCGACTTATAAAGATGATGAGCTAGGTTTTACGGATCCGCAACAATTAAAGCTGATAGAAACGTATAGAGCAAATGATGAAGACTACTATAGATGGCTTTACTTAGGCGAAGTGATTGGTCTGGGCACGCTCATCTATAACATGGATCATTTCCATCCGCTTGACGGATTGCCAGATGATGATTACATTACACAGATTAATTTCTCCATCGATAGCGGTCACCAGATATCAGCGACTACCTGTGGTTGCTACGCTATTACCAAAAAGAAAAATGTCATTTTATTAGATACTTATTATTATTCTCCTGAAGGAAAAGTAAATAAGAAGGCACCTGATGAGCTTTCTAAAGATTTGCATGATTTTATTGAGCGATGTCAAATAAAATACAATAAGTATGCCTACAAAATCACTATTGATTCGGCGGAAGGCGCTCTAAAAAATCAATACTATAAAGATTTTGGCATAAGATTTCATGCGGTGGCCAAAGCTAAAAAAGTGGATATGATCGATTATGTACAGAACCTCCTTGCACAAGGCAGGTTTTTTTATTTAGATACGGAAGCAAATCGAATATTTATTAAAGAGCATCGTGATTATCGATGGGATGAAGATACTTTACAATCTGATGATCCAAAAGTTATCAAAGTTGGTGACCATACATGTGACCAGTTCCAATATTTTGTAAAAGATAATCTAAGTGATTTAGGACTGAAATGGTAGGTGAGAAAATGAGTGGGATTCAGCGCATCAAAAACTTTTTTAAGAAAGGAGTGAAACGAATAGATATGAATTTGAATGGCATAGAACTTGGTAAAATCACAGATCATCCCAAAATTGGGATTGATTCGCTAGAGTACGCTCGAATAGCGGAGAACTTCAAATATTATGCTAATTTATTTCCGGATGTCAACTATAAGAGTTCATTTGGCGACAATAAAAAACGAGAATTTAAATCATTGAACGTGACTAAGACTGCTGCGAGACGATTGGCTAGTATCATTTTCAATGAAAAATGTAAAGTTACGCTGAACGATCCCACTGATAAAAAGGATGTTTCTAAAGAGATTAAAGAAGCATCTGAATTTTTGGAACAAACATTATACGACAACAATTTCTATAATTTGTTCGAATTGAATCTTGAGAAAGGTATCGCTGCAGGAGGATTTGCTATGCGGCCTTACATTGATGGAGATAAGATTAAAATCTCGTGGATTCGTGCAGATCAGTTTTACCCGTTACGTTCAAATACAAACGAAATTAGTGAGTGTGCTATTGCTACTAAATCAATTCAAACTGAAGGGGACACGAATTACTACTACACGCTCCTCGAATTTCATGAGTGGCAAGACGAAAAGTATGTTATCAGTAATGAGCTTTACAAATCTGACAACAGTAACGTTGTTGGAAAGCAAGTTCCACTGTCGATTCTATATCCTGACTTAGCTGAAACAGTCACACTAGAAGGTTTGAAGAGACCGCTTTTTGCTTACTTCAGAACGCCTGGAGCTAACAATAAATCGTTAGAGAGCCCATTAGGCGTTGGAATCGTTGATAATGCAAAAGAAATTTTAGATACCATCAACAATACTCATGACCAATTTGCTTGGGAAATACAAATGGGACAAAGGCGTGTCGTGGTTCCTGCTGAATTTCTCAAAACAGATGAAGCCCATCCGCCAATGTTTGATAGTGATCAAAATGTATTTGTAGGGATGTATGGGGCAGAAAATGCTGGAATAAAAGATATTACTACGGCAATACGAACAGTTCAATATAAGGACGCTATCAGTCATCTAATTAAAGAGTTCGAGGTGCAGGTTGGTTTGTCAGTGGGTTCGATGAACTATGCGGATGACGGCATTAAAACGGCCACTGAGATTGTTTCTAACAATTCCATGACTTATCAGACACGTTCAAGCTATTTGACTATGGTTGAAAAAGTTATCAATGAGCTTATTCATTCTATTTTTGAACTTGCAGGATACGGAGAAATGTTTGAAAGCGAGAAACCACTATTCTCTATTGAATATGATAGTTATTTAGTAACAGTTAGTTTTGAGGATGGTCTATTTGTCGATCGTAACAAACAATTAGAAAATGATCTAAAGGCTGTAACTGCTGGCGTAATGCCTAAGAAACAGTTTCTTATACGTAATTACAATCTAAACGAAGATGAATTAGAAGATTGGTTAGCTGCATTAAAAGATGAAATGCCAGAAGCGGGATCAACCGAACGGCGTAGTCAAGATGCCTTATTCGATTTAGGTGATTAATTATGATTACACCAGAAAAAATGCAAAAGGCCGCAAACTCAATTATCAATATCTATTCAGAACTGGAAGACCGAATCTTTAACATCATAATCAAAGCGTTAAAACAATCTCGTTTTCAAGATGTAGCTAAAGAAGACGTGCTTTTGTGGCAAGTAAATCAACTTTCTAAAATGGGTACACTGAACGATAAAGTTATTGATTTGTTAGCAAGTTATACTGGCGAAACTCAAGAAGCGATTGAACAATTGATTAAAGGAAACGGCGTGAAGATCGTTGATGAAATTGATCGAGAGTTAGAACGAATGGTCCATAAAAGTGTTCCTGTATCTGACGACGTAAACAAAATTCTAGACTCTTTGGTTCGTCAAACTTTCCAAGACTTAAATAATAATGTCAATCAAACGCTGATCACTACTAATTTCAACGAGAATGCAGTCATGAGAGCTTATCAAGCAATTCTCAAACAATCAACCATCGAATCTATGACAGGTCTTAAAACGCATGAGAAAGCCGTAAAAGATAACGTCTACAAAATGGTTGATATGGGAATTAAATCGGGTTTTGTTGATAAAGCTGGTCGAGAGTGGTCGATGGAAGCTTACTCGAGAACAGTGATTCAATCCACCTCACACAGAACGTTTAATGATCTTCGTTTGAAACGAATGGAGGACTTCGACTGTGTCACTGCATTAATGAGTAGTCATCCAGCAGCTCGCGAAGCCTGTGCGCCAATTCAAGGCGGATGGGTATTAACTGTGCCGAAAAATGAAGCGCCAGAAGAATTCAAGCATTTACCATCTATTTACGATCACGGATACGGCGAGCCCGGTGGAACGCAAGGAATTAACTGTACACATATTCTTTATCCTGGTAGGCCTGATGTGAATACAAATAATCAGCCACAATACGATCCAGAAAAAGCACAAGAAAACGCTGAAATTCAACAGCAACAACGAAAGTTGGAACGAGATATTCGCTATCAGAAGAAGCGAATGAATGCGGCGTTAGAATTGGAAGATCCCGAAACTGTCCAGATGTGCAAACAAGTGATTGCTAACAAGCAGAAACAATTAAGAGAACTTATTAATGACAATGAGTTCTTGGTCCGTGATTACAGTAGAGAACAAGTACAAAGTTAATAATTTAAGCCTAGCAATCGCTAGTCTTTTTATTTTGCCCTGAATACGGCGTTAAACTGTTCAATCCATCGAGGGCGTAGCCTCGTTAAACAACGAAAGGATAAATGAAATGAAACGTGAAGAACTGAAAGAACTTGGCTTAACTGATGAACAGATTGGATCAATTATGGCTTTGCATGGTGTGACTGTGAACGAGTTGAATAGTCGGGTGTCTACCGCGGAACAACAGGCCACTCAATATCAAGAACAGTTAGAGAAAAACCAAAATGAGCTGAATGATTTCAAAGCAAACGCTAAAGGAAATGAAGATCTTACTAAGCAGTTAGAGGATTTACAATCTAGGTTTGATGAAATCAAGACGAGTTCTGAACAACAAATTGCTGATCTTAAAAAATCATCAGCGATTGACTTAGCTCTAACACAAGCCGGGGCTAAAAACATTAAGGCTGCTAAAGCCTTGCTAGACAGCGAATCATTGGAACTGACAGACGAGGGATTAAAAGGATTAGATGACCAACTGGCCGCACTTAAAGAAAGCGACGGTTATTTATTTGGCCAATCTGAACAGGTTCCACCTAACCCCGATGGTAAGAAGGCTACCTTTTCTGGGAATGCTAGTTCTGGCCAGAATGTGGAAGAAGATGTGTTCGCTAAAGCATTAGGAGTTTTACCAAACAAAAATTAAATTTGGAGGGAATAAAATATGGCAATTAATTACATTACAAAAGACAATGGGATTTTCGATCAGAAGATCACTCAAGGATTGTTAACGACGATCTTAGGTATTCCACAAGTTGAATTTGTGAACGGTGGTAAATCATTTACATTAACGACTATTTCAACTTCTGGTTTGAAACACCATACACGTAACAAGGGATTCAACAGCGGTACTTATGGAAATGACAAAAAAGTTTACACAATGGGTCAAGATCGAGACGTTGAATTTTACATCGATAAACAAGACGTTGATGAAACGAATCAAGACTTAGCTGTAGCTAAAATTTCAAATGTATTTATTACAGAGCACGTGCAGCCTGAAATCGATGCGTATCGTTTTTCTACTTTAGCTGCAGGCGCAGGCAAGACTAAGGAAGAAACAATTACTGAGAAAAATGCTTACTCTGCAATTAAAGCTGCTATTTTACCAGCACGTAAATTCGGCCCGCAAAACCTAGTAGCGTTTGTATCAACGACCGTAATGGATGCATTAGAACGTTCTTCAGAATTTACTCGTAATATCACTAATCAAAATGTTGGGCAAACGGCACTAGAATCTCGGGTAACTTCTCTTGATGGTGTGTTATTGGTCGAAGTTTGGGACGATACTCGTTTCAAAACTAAGTTCGATTTCACTGATGGCTACGCTGCTGCCGCTGATGCACAAGACATCAATATCTTAGTTGTCGCTAAACAAGCAGTTATCCCCGTGGTTAAAGAAAACACTGTCTTCTTGTTTGCACCGGGCGAACATTCACAAGGTGATGGCTACTTATATCAAAACCGCTTATACCACGACTGCTTTATCAAAGAACAACAAAAAGAAGGTGTATCTGTCTCTTTGGCCCCAAAAGCTTAGCCCCATCCGGCGTAACTTTGAATAAAACAACAGCTACGCTAACGGTGGGAGCAACAGAGACATTGTCTGCTACTGTATCACCAGAAACGGCAACTGATAAATCAGTCAAATTTACCTCTAGCGATGAAACAATTGCAACAGTAACGCCAGTGCAAGGAAAGGTTACTGCTATTAAAGTAGGAGCTACGACGGTCACAGCGACAACCGTAAATGGTAAAACTGCTACGTGTGAAGTCACGGTAACCGCAGCAAGCGAAGGATAGCTACTAAACTATCCTTTTTAATTGAAAGGAGGCAGTTATGAGCTATCTTACGCACGATGAATATTTAAAATCAGGATTCAACAAAGTATCAGTTTCGGAGTTTGATGACTTAGAAAAATGTGCTGCACGTCAGCTTAATCGAGTGACAGGCGATTTTTACATGAGACATTCTTTAGCTGATGACACGTTCAAATATCGAGTGGATAAGTTCAAAATCGCAATGGCTGTCCAAATTGAATATTTGAAGTCAGTTGGAGTTACTTCGTTATCAGACTTACTAAATGCTTCCCCTTCTAGTGTCAGCGTTGGTCGTATGCGTATTGAATCTGTAAGCACGAATGCAGCAACAGTTGGCAGAACGATGGTTGCAACAGAGGCTTATAACGAATTGATTTATACAGGGCTTCTTTACAAAGGAGTTGATTATAGATGATTCCATTAATACCAAAGGAGTACTGCAATCAATCTATTGTGCTGCGTCTAATACAAGGAAAAGACAAATGGCAGAAGCCTATTTTTTCCGATCCAATTACGATTAAAAATATGATCTTTCAACCGCAGACAGTATATAGTGGTACGAATAACAATAGGCAAGTGGTAGCGAATGCTATCGCTTTTTTATTTGGTGGTGTTTCTGATCCAATGCCAACAATCAGTAAGAATAACGTTGGTTCAGAGATTGATTTCGAAGGCGAAACATACACTATCACTACTATCGTTGATAACCGTAACCCTTTCAGCAATGAAGTTTACTCGTACGAGTTGGAGGTGCTGTAATGCTCCATGTTAAGGTTGAAAAAAATGGCGTCGATCGTAAGTTGTCAGTGATGAACATCAATTCAGCACTGTACTATATGACTGCTCAGATGCATCCAGACATGAACCTATATGCGCCAAAACGGCAAGGACATTTAAGAGACAAATCATTTGTTAACAAGAACCGAATCACATATACCGTTCCTTACGCTAAACCTCAATTTAGAGGGATCGTCAATGGTAGTAGAGTTAAGAATTATACAACGCCAGGGACAAGCCGACGTTGGGACCTCAGAGCAAAAGCTAATCATATGGATAATTGGCGTAGGGCATTTATCAAAGGAGGAAACTTGTAATGGATTTATGGGAACGATTATCTGACTCGATAGATTCTATTCAAGGCCTTCCAATGCCATGCTCGATGGGATTTCTAAACGGTGAAGATACACTTTGCGTTTATTCTATGCCGGGTAGCCGAACAGTAGAAGAATACTTCGACGGTACGAAAGAGCGTGAAATGCTTTACGAAGTAGGATTTAATACAAAAGATCAAGAAAAAGCCAACAAAACATTATGGCTTATATCAAATCATTTAGACGAGCTTTCAACTCTAGCATCAGAGGATGGGAGTTTCGTCTTTTTAGGTATCGAAATAAGCGAGACACCTTTTGTAAGCGAACAGGACACTCAAGGGAACTCAACTTATTTATTAGGTATCAAAATCACCATTCATCAATTCAAAAATTAGGAGGAAATTTAAATGGCAGAAAATAGTAAAGAATTTTTACTAAACTTTAAAAACAAATTGGAAATCGATACTTCAGGAAGTACAGATTTAGATCAAATCGCATCGGCTAAATTCGCACCATTAGCAGCAGGGATCACAACTATTACTCCAGCTGCAGCGGACACTACAGATGCATCCCCTTACTACGATGGAGAAGGATTCACTGATTCCACTGTAACTGGTAAAAATATCACGTTCCAAGTTGCGGGACACCGTGTATTTGGAGATCCAGCTCAAGATTATGTAGCGTCTAAATTCTTGTCAATCGGAGATGAATTACGCACGTTAGCACAATGGACTGATGCCAAAGGGAATAAGGTTCAAGCTGTTGTTACACTGACTTCTATTGTACCGTTTGGCGGTGCAGCCAATGCTAAACAAACCTTCAGCTTCACAATGGCATTCAATGGGAAACCTAAAATGGTGAAAGCGGGGGAGTAATTAGCCCTACCAGTGTAGCGTTGAATAAAACGACGACTTCACTTGTGGTTGGGGCAAACGAAACCTTAACAGCTGCCGTTTTACCGGCAGACGCAACAGATAAAACAGTGACATGGAAATCAAGCGATGCAACTATTGCAGGTGTTGATTCAACAGGGAAAGTTTCAGGAGTTAAAGCTGGAACTGCAGATATCACAGTGACTACTAAAGATGGTAGCAAGACTGCTAAATGCACAGTAACCGTTACAGCTGCATAAAAAAAGATTGAGAATGTATAACTAGAGGCTATGAAGCCTCTGGTTATTAGGAGGAAAACGAATGGCTATTAACAATATTATCGACTTAGATGCTAAATTATCGCTAACAAAATCTATGAAAATCGCAGGGAAAGTATATGAAGTTCAAATTTCAGATGAAATTGACAAAACTTTAACCGATTTAACGACTATTGATATTCCAGATCAATTAAAAAATATGACTTCAAAACTTGAAAAAATGGATGAAGATGATAATGGAGCTAAAGAATTCAAAGAATTTACTCAATCTGAAATGGATGAATTAAAAGATAAAGCTGTAACTACTCTAGATGTGATTCTTGGGAGTGGTGAAGGTAATCGCGTTTATAATTTTTACAACAAAAGTACAAAAGCCCTTTTCACAATTATTGGATTGCTTGAAAAAGAGTTGGGGGAAGTTGTTTCTGAACGTAGTAAAACAGCAAAAAAACATTACAAAAATAATCGTAAGAAGTGATTAGATGTTTGATCTAACGAGAAAACCAGAAACAACAGTGATTATTTCAGGTAATGAGTATCAAATTGATTTGTCTTTTGACACTGTTATTCGATTCTATGAACTAATTGACGATAAAAATTTGGAGTCTATAGAAAAAATAATTCTTGGGTTCAAATTGTTTTATATCGATTCAAAAAAAGCAGAAGATACATTCACTTTTGAAGAAATGCAACAAGCTATTAACGACATAGTTGACTATATTCAATCGAATCCATATGGAAGCATTGGAAGTGAAGGAGAATCGACTGGTCAGGATTCAAATATGAATTATTCGTATTCTCAAGACGCTGGAGCTATTTATTCTTCGTTTATGGCAGATTACAAAATCGATTTGTTAAATGAGCAAGGTTCAATGCATTATCTAACTTTCAAAGCGTTGATGTCTGGTTTAAGCGAAGACACTCAATTTCAGCGGATACTAGCGATTCGGTCAAGAAGCATAGCTGGTTTAGAAGGCGAAGAACTAAATAGCTTATTAGAACTGAAAAATTATTATGCTCTTGATTCTGAAAAAACAGTTAACAGTCTTGATGATCAACTAGGCGATATGTTTTCTATGTTAGCAGCACAAGCCAAATCATAAGGAGGTGAGTGTTTGAGCGCAGATGCAACAATAAATATTGATGTGATGCTGTCGAATTTACCTAAATTTAAAACAGACGTTAGTTTTGTTGATGACGTATTAACAAAATTGGGAATGAATACAGGATCAAAAATTGATGATTCATTTAAAGCCGAGACAGCAAAAGTTACAACAATTGCCAAATCAACAAAAAAAGATGTCGATCAAACTTTTGATAAACCAGTTAAGTTCACAATCAAGGCTGATAATTCGGATGCTGAAAAAGATGTCAAAGAGACAAAGGCTTTTTTAAAAGGCATACCGAAAAGCAAAATAACTGAACTGAAGGCGGATAATGACGGAGCATCACTGAAAATAAAAGCTACAAAAGAGGGTATAAGCAAGATACCTAACAGGAAAGAAACAATACTTAACGCAGATGCTTCACAAGCAAAAACAGAAACAAAAGACCTCGGTGATACTGCTGAAAAAACCGAATCTAAGTTTATCAGTTTGAAAGATAAACTATCCATTGGTGCGATTGCTGGTGCTTCTTCACAAGCACTGCAGATTTTAACAGGTAGTTTTTCAGATTTAATCGGTGAAACTACTCAATCATCTGACGCAATGGATAAATTCAAATCTACGATGCAGTTTGCTGGCTTTACAGAAAAAGAAACAAAAGAAGCTGCTAAATTTGTAAAAAAATATGCAGATGACACAGTATATGAATTGTCCGATATCTCGAATACTACAGCACAACTAGCAGCAAATGGTATTGGGAATTATCAAGAGTTAACAGAAGCAGCAGGGAACTTAAACGCTGTAGCAGGTGGTAATGCTGAAACATTTAAATCAGTAGCAATGATGCTTACCCAAACGGCTGGTGCAGGGAAACTAACTACAGAAAACTGGAATCAAATGGCTGATGCCATTCCCGGTGCATCAGGTAAAATGCAAGAAGCGATGAAAAATAACGGTGCTTTCACTGGAAACTTTCGTGACGCGATGGAAGAAGGTCAAATATCAGCTGAAGAATTTAGTAAAGCGATTGTTGACTTAGGTATGACTGATGTAGCTGAAGAAGCTGCAAAGTCTACTAAGACTTTTGAGGGCGCAATGGGTAACCTCCAAGCGAATATCGTTACTAAAATGAATGAGATCGTTGATGGCATCGGTAAAGATAAGCTTACAGATATTATCAGCTTCATATCAGACAATACTACTAAACTATTTGATTCTATTTTGAAAGGCATAGATTATTTAAACGATAATCAGGATAAATTATCGAGTATCTTTGATAATTTGAAAAAGATTTCTAAAATATTTTTCGGTGCTGCATGGGATGCGGTTCTTGATATTATAAAAAAACTCACTGGTAATTTTAGTTTACTTTCAAAAGAAACTGGCAAAACGAAAGACCCCTTACAACGATTTGATGATGTCTTAAGTGCTTTGTCAAAACATGAAAAGGGAATAGCACTTCTAGGTAAAGCATTAGCTACTTTATTTATTGCTAAAAAAATCGTTGGTGTGGTCTCGGCTTTTGGGAAACTGCTTGATATATTCGGCGGAACCGCATTACTTTCTAGTCCAATTTTTCTTATACCTGCAGCAATTGCAGGAATTGGATTTGCGTTTTATAAAGCATATAAGACAAGCAAGCCATTTCGTGAGTTTATAGATGGGATTGTCGATGCAGTAAAAAACTTTGTAGAGGTATCATTAAAGAAAATCAAATCATTTTTTAAAAATGTTACAGAAGGATTTGTTGAATTTAAGGATTCAGTTACGGATAAAGTGACTAGTATCAAAAAAAGCATCAAGAAAGTTTTTAACTCCGTTATTGATTTTTTTAAAGAGGATTGGAAAGAAGTATTAACATTCATTCTAAATCCAATTGCTGGTGTAGTTGCTCTATTGTACAAACACAATAAGAAGTTTAAAAAGTGGGTAGATGATCTACTTGATACTATTAAAGATGGATTGAAAGCTTTTAAAAAGAAAGTTCTTGATCCACCATACGATGCAATTACAGATTTGATTGATAAAATAGCTAAAACTTTTTCAAAATGGATGGGCAAAATAGAAAAAGCTCTTGAAAAAGCGGGTAAGAAACTTGGGAAAGCTACAGAGGTAATTTTTTGGCTTATCTATGGGCCAATACGGTTATTAGGTAGAAAAATAAAAAAAGGTTTCGATGAAGTTGCTGAATGGATAGAAGATAAACTTGAAAAAGCAGGGAAAGCAGTTGGGAAGGTTGTCGATAAAATCTCTTCAACAATAAAAAAAATCTTTAATTCTTTATCAAAATCAGTAAAAAATCAATGGAATTATTTACTGAATATGTTATTGAGCCTGTGGATTCAGTTCGAAAAAAAGTCGTTAAAACAATTAGTAACTTAGTAGATAAAGTGGTCGATTTCTTTGTTGATTTAGTCAATATTACGAAGCACAAATGGAGAGAAATAAAATCCTCGATGGAGAAACCGGTTGATGATGCTAAAGAAAACGTATCTAAGACTATCAGTAGATTAAAAGAAAAAATAGCGGAAATATTTGAACGTATCCAATCAGTAACTAAGAGTGCGTGGAATACAATTAAACGCTATACAATTGAACCGATAGAGGATGCCTATGAAAAGGTAGTAAAAAAAGTTGGAGAGATTTACTCTGGTGTATCAAAATATTGGAATGATCTAAAGGACAAAACCAAAGAAAAATTCGATGAAATCGTTGATTATGTTAAAAAAGTTCCTGGTCGAATTGGTGATGCTTTTAGAGATGGAAAAGAAGCAATCGGTGATGGTGTTAAAGCCGCAGCACAATACATGATAGATATTTTGAAAAAAGGTGTGAATGGTGTAATTGGTGGTATCAATTGGGTTTTAGAAAAAGTTGATGCACCAGATTCAGTTCGAATTGACGAATGGAAACCTAAGGATGTTGCAAAATTTGCTACAGGTGGTATTCACCAAGGTGGATTGATGCTTGTTAACGATGGCGAAGGAGAAGAACTAGTCCGACATCCTAATGGAAGAATGGAAATTCCAAAAGGGAAAAATGTTTTGATGCATGCAGAAGCTGGCACTCAAGTATTGAATCATAGCCAAACAAAATCGTTTGCTGAAGCTTTTGGTATTCCAATGTACGCAAAAGGTAACGTAAGTAATCTAGGTGATTTCTTCAAGTCTGCATGGAACGGAATAAAAGACATTGGTTCTGATATTTTAGATGCAGTTCAACATCCAGTGGAGTTTGTCAAAAAAGCTATTTCAGAACATGTGAATTTTGATGCTACTCATCCAGTATTTGATATTGCTACAGGCGGTGTCAAGAAAGTAACAAATGGCGTTATGGATTGGATCAAAGATAAAATAGCAAGTTTTGGTTCTATTGGTGGAAGTTTTGACGGGGCGATGGCTGACAATGTCTATAAATATTTAGTAGATATTGCAAATCAAACAGTAAGTAAATTTGGCATGAGTGGTATCACTTCGGGTTATCGACCAGGAGACCCTTATTACCACGGAAAACACCAAGCGATTGATATTGCTTATCCTGCTGGAATGAATGGTTCAAGTAAGTATTTCGATCCTGCGAACTGGGTGTTTGAACATTTTGCTGATAAGGTTGGCTATGTTATTACTCAAGGTAAAGTTCGAGATAGAACAGGTCAATCAGGGCAACCTGCTACAGGAAATTGGGAGACATGGCCAGATAACGATCACTACGACCATTTGCATATTACAGGTAAGCTTGGCTCTGGTGATATTTATAAAGCAGGCGAAGGTGGCGGAAAAGGTTCGCCTACAGGTTCTGGCGTTGCAAGGTGGACTAGCCAATTAAAAGAAGCCTTGCGAATGAATGGTTTACCAACCACTGCTTCGTATGTCAATGCTTGGTTAAGGCAAATCGAGACTGAATCAGGAGGCAATGAGCGTGCTGTTCAGCCTGGAATAGACCCAGATGGTGATGGCTCTGGTCCAGCAATGGGACTAATACAAGCTAAGAAAGGAACATTTTTAGCAAATGCGTTTCCTGGCCACGGAAATATTTTTAATGGTTTTGATAGCATGCTTGCTGGTATTAGATATGCACTGAAAAGATATGGTCCTGATATGCTCGCAGTCATTGGTCATGGTCATGGTTACTCAAATGGGGGAGAAGTATTTGGACCAGAGTTAGCTATGTTTGGTGAAGACCCTGCTTATCCATATGAAATCAACATCAATCCTGCAAAACCAAGTGCAGATATGCTGATTCAAAAAGCGATTGTTGCAAGAGAGAGATACAAACCAGCCGTACAAACAAATCAAGCAGTTTATTCAAATCAACATCCTAGTGGCGGAAATGAGCACAAAACGATGAGTAAAAAAGATATTGAAACAATCGTTCAAGCGTTAAATGAAAGACCAGTGCGTGTCGAAAGTATTCTAGACGGTAAGAAAGTCAGCAAAAGTGTAGATGAGTATACTGGTTCATCATTAGCAAGAAAACTATATATGAGAGGAAAGAATTTCAATGGATGATAAAACATCAGTATTTCTCCAATTTAGTACAGGTAAATTTGACTTACTAGCAAATTACCGAATAAAAATCATTGATATAAAAATTGGGATGCCAGTACCTAAAAATGAATTTTCTTCTTATGCAGGTTCAGTAGGAAAAAAGCTGCTGACACACTCATTTGATTCTTTTCCTATTACTTTTGAATTTGATTATTTTGCAGACAATCTAAATGATCTTATTTTGACTGAAACAGAATTGAGAGAACTATTTAATAAAGAAGCTGAATACTACTTTATCTATACGAAAGAACCTGGTAAAAGATACCCAGTGATCGTTGAGAGTATGACTATAACCAAAAAGGCATATTTTAAAGGAAATTGTGTTGTATCATTTTCCGCCTATAAAGGATATTCTGAATCAATTGCAACGACTTTATCTGATTTCAGTTTGGATGAGGATTGGCAGTTTTCTCAAGGTCTAGTTTCTGAAGACTTTAGTTATACGCACAATACTAGTTTCTTTAAGATTTTTAATGCTGGCAGTTTTGGAATTGATCCGAGAGAGTCAGATTTACGTATTACCCTAGAAGGAGAATCAGAAGGAAATGTGACTATTTTCAACAAGACCACAGGTGATCGTTTCATTTATTATCCTTCTCTCTCAACTAATTTAGGGCAGACGTTAGTTTTGGATGGCGTATACCCAAAATTGAATGGTGTAAGCTGTGGTATTGATACAAACCATGGACTAATCACTTTAGCTGAAGGAGTAAATGAAATCGAAATTCAAAATATTACTAGAGTGAAATCTTCTTGGGATTTCCGTTTCTTGTATAAGTAGGTGATACTTTGAAAAACATATTAATACGCAATTATGAAGAAACAAAAGAGGAAATCCTTATTAACTACGATAAGGATTCTTTTTCTGTCTCGTGGCAACAAAATGAAACGTGGGAGTTATCTGTGACTGTACCAGAGACAAAAAGGAATCAAATAACTTTTGATTTAATTGACTATGAAAACTATGTTGTTTTTGATGGTCAGCAGTATTCAATCAAGCAGATGAGACCATATGCTTCTGGTAGCCAAATCTATAAAGATGTAGTAGCAACTCATGTCTATTACACTATTCAAGATGGATGGCAATATGACACCATATCTGGAACAAAATCAATCAATGATCTTCTGACTCATATTTTTAAAGCTGGAAACCGAGGATTTAGTTGGGAAGTTGTAGATCCCAATAATGTATTTTTAAAAAAGGAGCAGGAGAATTTTGGAAATGATAATTATTTAAATCTTATTAATGAAATTTTGGAAGATTACGGTGCAGTTGTGATACCAAACAATAAGCATTTAGTATTTTACCCCATTTCAGATTATGGAAATATAACTGAGCAACAAATCCGATATAAATATAATACAGATGAAGTGTCGTTTGATATTGATACTTATGCTTTGAAAACACAAATTAAAGGATTTGGTAAGAAAAAAGAAGACGACTCATATTATTTTAATCCAGTTACTTATACCAGTCCCGAGTCACAGAAATGGGGAATCAGAATACAAGACCCAATAGAAGACGAACGTTACACTATTCAAAATAATATGATTGAATATCTAAAACAACAGTTACACGACTATCCAGATGTTTCAGGATCCGTAACGCTAAAATGGGCCGTATCTCTTAACAAAGGGGATAAGGTCCTTTTTGTTTATGAACCTTTGAATATAAGTACCTACATTCAAGTTGTGGGAATTACTGATTATCCAGCTATCCCTAATAAAGCGCCAGAGATTGTATTATCAAATACCAAGAAAACAATCACTTCAATACTGGCAAATCTTGCTAAGAAAGGACTGATGTAGATGGGGCTTGTTAAACTAATATCAAATAATATCGCTTTAAAATGGAAAGAAACATTCAATAAAAACGTTGATTATCTGAACAATCTTGAAAAGAAACTGTCTGATCAAGACAAATCAACGAACAGTCGTATTGATAATCTCGTGCTTCATTCAGGCGGTGATTCGCCAAACGAAGTAGTGGATGCACGAGTTAACAATAAAGGGGAAGTTTTTGACACACTGCATGGCAGACTATTAGAACATGAAAACCTGACAGATGAACAAAATAGTGAATTAATTACAAATGCCGCTAGTCAGAAAGCACAAGTAGAGCAATTAAACAAAGCAGTCCAGCAAATCATTGGAGGGTATAACGAACCTATCAATATTTACGTTTCAAAGGATGGAAGCGACCAGACGGGCGATGGTACGGAAGAAAGCCCATTTGCAAGTATACAAGCAGCAATTAATACAATTCCATTGATTACCATGGCTCCAATTACGATTTTCGCAGAGGATGGAACATTCTTAGAAGATATAGTGATTAAAGGTTTATCTTATCAATCTTTAACCATACGACCGATTAATGACATAAGTAGTATTGACCCGTTAACCTCGGACTTACCAGTTAAAGTAAGAAGTATAGCTGTCACTGCTTGTTCTGGACACACAGATATTGTTGGAATTCAAATAGTTGATACTGCAAACGCGCCGTTGTCTCCTGATGGTAAACGATATGGAATTATGAATGAACAAAGCGGATATATGGGATTGAATAAATGTAAGTTTGCTGAAAACACTAAATCAATGAATTATAACGCTATATATGTTGGCGGTGTATCAAAACTTCGGATGTATGGATATACTACTGTTATTAATCAAGACACCGCCTTATGTGTTCGTCGTATGGCTGAAGCATTAGCTGGTTTAGAAGGATCAGGGAATAATATAGGCATTCGTTGTGATGATGCGATTGTAAGAGGAACTGTTCCGTCAACATTTGCTACGACTGCCACGAGTATTGGTGGAAACGGCTTGATTATTTCCAAAGGGCAGGTGTTAAGTTAATGGTCTATAAAACAAATGAATCGATCATTGTGATTCAAGCAGAAGCCACTAGTCCAAATAGGACGAATGTTGTTTTTTGGTCGCATGATCGAGGAACAGCTAAGCTTCGAATGAAGTTAGTTCGGAAAAACGGCATCCCTCAAAGCTTACCCGAAGGGACAACTGTTCCGATTCGCTTGATGTTCAAATCTGCAACGGCAGAAGGTGGTTATGGTAAACATGACTATCTAGCGACAATTGAAGATCCTGTGAATGGGATTGTTTCTATTGTGTTAGAGGATAATATACTGGGATACGTAGGCACCGTAGAAGGTAGCGTATATATTGATTTCCCAAACGACCGCTCGTTAGATACAGCTGGTCGTTTTACTTTTTATATCAAACGCAGTCCAATTGATGATAGTACGCCAGAGCTGGAAGATTATTATTTCAATGGTTTCAGTCAGACCATTGATAAAATCGAAAAAATTCTAGCTGATGGAAAGCTAGAGATTGAACAGAAAATTGCGGAATCTGAAACGCAGATTGATGCGAAATTAAAAGACACAAACGACAAAATCACGAAAGCCAATCAAGATGTCGCAACTCTCAATACTAATATTGATAAGGCAAATAATCGTATTGATCAAACCAATCAGCAAATCGGCGATCTCGGCAAGCTGAAGAAAATGTACTCCAACAGCATCGACTTCGGGGACTATGATTATAGTGGTAATCCTAATTTAATGATACCGTTAAAAGCTAGTAATTTTAATCAGCCGTCTGGTGTTACTGTGGAAGATGTTGGGAATGCCTTAAAAGTAAATTTTACTAAAACTGAAGGGGCTACTTTTTTAGAATCTATAACAAATATTCCAGCTTTATTACCAAATACTCAATATACATTAAGTGCAGATGTTACTGTTTCTGAGGGATACACGGGTAAACTAGACAATTTAAGATTTGGTTATCGTAAATGGCCTACCGGAACAATCATATTGCCATTAACGGCTAAAGAGGCACAAATCGGTAAAAAGACGAAAATATCCATTACAACAAATTCAAGCTCGATAACTGATCCATCAATTTTCGATAGAATGTACTTCACAATTCATACAACATCAACAGAGCCATTTGTCGGAACAGTTTTAGTTGAAAATATTAAAGTTGAACGTGGTTCAACAGCAACACCATATCAGCCTAACTTACTCGATGCACCGTATTATTTGAGTAAGGTGGCTTTGGGTGAGAATATTGCTGATCCTACAAAAACCTTTCCAATTAAAACTAGTAGCAATCTAATTTATGTAGGAGACATGAAGGAACCATTTACTATAGGTGAAACATATACCCTTACAATGAAAGCTACTAAACCAGCAACACAATCATTTAGAGTATATAACTACGGACTGGCCCAATATGGCGACATGACACCTGTAGAAGGTTTACCTGATGTCTGGCAATTAACATTTACAGTCTCTAAAATTCATAAGCCGTATCCATCAAGTTTGACTATTTACCAACAACCAAAGGAAACCGTTGGCGCATGCCAAATTGACTGGCTCAAAATCGAAAAAGGTAACACCCGAACCCCGAATATTAGTCAGTTTAAATACTTTGGTGAAGGATTGAAAGACAGCAACAATCCCAATGATTACAGTTGGGATGTCACACCTGAATATACTGAAAAAGGCTTGAATAATACGGTTAGTTTGACCGAGCCACAGTCAGTTGAAGGTTTAAAAAACTTTGAGGATGGGTTGCAGATTGCAGGTAAAGAAGTTGCTACAGTTCCAGAAGATACCGGATGGGTAAATCTAACAGCGATCAATGGGCACTCCTGGAATAAACAGGGACAAATCAGGAGAATCGGAAAACTAGTAATGTTCCGTGGATCATTAAAAGGTAGCACGCTAAGCACACAAGATTTTTGTACGATTCCAGAAGGATTTAGACCAAGTAATCCAACTGATAATTATGAGTATCAATTCTTGTTACCACCACAAAGTAATAATACATTAGACAATGGCGGGATGGCTTATATCCGACCGAACGGCGTTTGCGGTCTACCTTCATTTAGGGGAACAGTCAACTTATTTTTAGCACCAATTCAATACTATATAGACTAGGAGTGAAACGAATGAAAAACATTTGGAAATATGGACGTACTGGCGGAGAGTACGCAGGAAAAGTATTGGACGACATGCTTGTATCCGTTCCTTACACGGATCAGCCTCCACTTGAAGGGGTTCGTGCTGATGGCGAACCGTTAACAATCGCTGATCAGATGTTTGATCCTAAACTGAATCAATGGATTGTTTTAGCGAACGCACTAGATCACAATGATTTAAACAATCTCAAAGCGATGTATGAGTCGTTAGAAAATGAGAACGGCGATTTAAAACAGCTCAACGCCAAACTCATGCTAAACAATGTAGCAATTAAACAGGAAAATACTGCATTGAAAGAAAAAGCGGATAGTTTAGCACAAATCAATTCAAAAATGATGCTTGCTTCGTTACAAAATAGCAAAGACATTTCAGAAATTAAAGAGCAACTAAATCCAACTTCAAAGGGAGGTGAGTAGTATGTTTAGTTTTAGCGATGTGAAAATGATGTATGATTGGGGCTGTTTTACTGACGATCAAGTTCGACTATTCGTTCCACTATGCATTACAGACGAAGAAGCAGATAAAATCATTAGCAAAGAAGAGAGCGCATCTTAAGTGATGCGTTTTTTTGTTGGAAAGTTGGTGGAACATGAAAGAAGAAGCGCTCCAAGACGTTGTGGAGAGATTAGTAAGAATTGAAACAAAATTAGACAACTACGAATCACTTAGAGAAAAGGCTGATAGTGCAAAAGATTTGGCAGATAAAGCCTATTCAGTAGCACTAAACAATGCAGAAGACATCAAGGAAATGAAGAACAATAATAAATGGGCTTGGGGCTATATGATTGGCTTAGGCATTACAATCATTGGCTATTTCTTGACTAAATTGTAAAGGAGGTGAGAAGAAATGATTTTACCAGATAAGTATTATCAAATCATTAAATGGACGGTTTTAACAGTTTTACCAGCTGCATCTGTTTTAGTAGCCACGTTAGGAAAAGCGTATGGATGGAATGGAACAGATATGACAGTACTCACTATCAATGCAGTAGCGACGTTTTTAGGCGTTATCACTGGTGTGTCGGCTTATAATTTGAAAAAATAGGAGGAAACAAATGAAGAAGAAAATTACTATTACTGCGATGAGCCTATTAACGGCTCTTTTTTTATTGCCAATTAATGGGTTTGCTTATACGATTAACAATGAATTTAATTTGGGCCCAAACGAAGGTAGCTCACAAGTAGCAAATAATCAGTACATTTTACTGCATGAAACGGCTAATGAAACAGCAACAGGACGCAATGAAGCGCAGTATATGCAACGTTCATGGACTAGCGCTTATACTGCTTATATTGTGGGAGACGGCGGAATTGTTTATCAAGTCGGTCAACCTGGTTATGTACAGTACGGTGCTGGTTCGTATGCTAATGCCAACAGTCCTGTGCAGATTGAGTTACAACACACACATGATAAAGCAACGTTTGAGAAAAGCTACAAGGCATACGTTGAATTGGCTAGAGATTCAGCAATAAAATATGGTATTCCATTAACATTAGACACTCCTTATAACCAACCAGGGATCAAATCGCATTTATGGGTAACACAAAATATTTGGGGCGATCATACAGATCCTTACGGTTATCTTTCTGAAATGGGTGTAAGTAAAGAAAAATTAGCATATGATTTAGCTCATGGATTTACCGATGAAAATCCAACTACTTCAGATGATAAACCAGTCATTGATCCAACTAGAGCAGGTGCTGCAAATCCTACGCTGACAGATGGAACAAATTACGCCCACATTGATCAGTTTGGAGAAATCGAAAACGCAAACTTGCATGTTGCTGGATGGCATATTGCTAACTATCAATACGAGTATATTTTCATTATGGATTACAATACTGGAAAAGAACTAGCACGAGTAAAAGCTGACGGAGTATATAGACCAGATGTAAATCAAGCTTATAATACTTCTGGAAATGTCGGATACCACGTATCATTTAATATGCGTAACTTCCCTAATAAGAAAGTATACGTCATGATGCGAGCAACTAATGATCCTGAAGGAAACACTAAAGGTGGAGCGCAAGATTTTCACGATAAACGGTGGTATTTGAATATTCCACAACGATAAAAATAGCCCCTCGTTGAGGGGCGGTACATGAAAAAATATATAACATTTTTGTTACAAATTTAATGTTATGAATATCACAAAGTGTTGTTTTAATATCATAATCGTTTAACTTGAACTTATGTTCCCTATATGTTAATATAATTATGTAATCCTCAATATTTATATTTGCCATTTGAAGCCTTAAGACTCTTGTTTTTAAGGTTTTCTTTTGCTTTAATTAAAGTGGCAATTATAATAAAGTGAGGAATATTTATGGCAAAACAAGTAATACGATTTAATTATTTTCATGTAAAATTGATTAATAATCAAAATGAAATGTTTGAATGGGATATGAGAGGTTTTATTGAATATATCATTGGAAATAAACATTCTTTTGATCCATCAGTAATACTTGGAGATGAAATTTCTGATTTAGAATGGAATAGTTGTGGTTACGATGAATTTAATGACTTATATTATATACAATTATCGAAACTACGTTCTAAGAATATTCCTTCTAGAAAAAGAGTAAATCAGGATAAAATTCCATTAAATTTAGCTGATGACGAATTTTTAGGTGAATTTAATTTACTGATATTTGATCCAAAATTAAATATTTTAATAACTCAAGGGAACTTCTATGGATTAACAACTAAACAGATTACTATGACCTTAAGTAATCTCAGAATGAAATATAAAGATGCTATTGGTGAAAATGATGGTGATGTACCATATATAGTTAGTCTTGAACCAATAATTGATCAAACTGCAATTTCAAGAGTTAAGCATAACAATATTTATCGATCTATTACAATTAAGGGAGCTGATTATAAAGAAATTGCTAATGAAGACTTGGACACACAATTTATGGGGACTGCTATAGAAGCCCTAAACGAAATAAATGGAGTGAATTTTGAAATTACTGTTACTATGGCAAGAGCACCCAAACAGAAAAGTCTTGATGAGACAGAAACAAGAAAATTAATTGATGAAATATTAGAATTAAGAGATAAAAATATCGATGTTTCAATGAATATAGCTTCTAGAAAAGATGAAGAAAATTCGATCGAATATATTGATTTGATAGCACCTAGGCTTACATCTAAGATTATCTTAGATGTTCAGAATAGGTCAACTATAGGTGCAGAATATATATTTAATGGTTTTAAAGAACAAAATTATTTTCATGAGAACGTCCATATGCAGAGAACAGTTATGAATATATTGGCAAGAGAATAGGGATGGATGTGATATCCAATGCTTACAAAACATTTCAAATATATTAGGAAGGTAAGCAGGAAGCATTTTAATGATGTAAAAAAAGCGATAGAAAGAAAAGATTATTATTGGTTAGATAGAGTGAATGCAGTTCATAATGAATTAATACTTATTTTTTGTATAGTATTTTCAATTTTTTATATGTGTGGAAAATTTCTTTCTATTAGAAATAGTATAAGTGATACTATTACTATTTCATCAATAATATTAGGAGTTATTGGTGTTTTAATTGGATTGTTAATAAGCATGAAAGAAGACTCTACTTTTTTTGTTAATGCAGCAAAAGCTGGTAAAGATGCCTTTTTTTATAAAAGTTTAATGTTAAAATTAAGAAACGCGTTTCTCACTAATTTATTTTTCGTGGTTTTAACCTTAACGTTGAACTTAATTTTACCAGCAGTGAGTTTTTTGTTAAAAAGTACGTTTCTAATCTTTTGGTCCTATTTATTTCTTAAGACTTTATGGCAAGTTATGTACTTAATAATTTTAATAACTAAAATAATTACTTACGAACCGCCTAAGGAAAATAAGCTTAGAAAAAAAAGTTAAGTGTCTATCGAAAAAACTCACTCAACCATAGAAGAGTTTTTTTCAATTAATTTTATTTTTTTTGCTATATTTATCACGTAAGTCAACCCACAACTAAACTATTCCCACCCACCTTCGGGTGGTTATTTTTTATACACAATCTTATGTCTATTTCCTTCATAAGTTATGATGACATCTGTTCAGAGCTACTCGAAATAATAGCTTTTTAGTATTGATTTTTTATAGGATGAGATTATAATAATAATCGTAATAGCTGATGAATCAATTTCCCAATCTTTTTACGCATTTAAACAGCGAAGCGTCTTCGGACGCTTCTTTTTTGTACTACAATCAATATTTATATTTGGATTACCTCTAGATAGTTTCTTTGTATAAAAAAACGACTCATAATGAGTCGTTTAATAGATCAGAGTAATAAGTCATTGATTTCTTTAAATTCTTTATCAAGTTCTTTTTCATCATATTTTTCATATTTATCAGCTTCATGAAGAACTTTTTTAATTTCATGAATAGCCTTTCGTTCAACTAACCATTTTTTTAGGTTATGTTTTTTTTCTGGATTTTCAGATAACGCATCAAGTTCGTCTAACTCTTTATCCAGTTTATTGACAACAGAAACAATTTTGTTTACAACTTTTTCTTCTTTGTTTTCTAAATTTGACAT